GATGTTAAACTTACGTCAACATTATTTTGTAATACGTTAAAGTCAGAATTTAAAAAGAAGTTTTCTGGTCTAGGTGAATCATAATTTAATACGAAATCCGTATTCCCACTTATAAATCCTGGAGGAATATATCCAATAGTATTGTCTACTAAAAATGGATTTCTATTATTTTCCTGAAAAACTAAATAAGTATCAAGAGAAGAACCTGGTATATTACCATTATAATAATCTGCCTTATCTCCAGCTAAATAGTAATAATACGGATCATAAACAGGTTCTAATGAAGCACTTTCTGGTGTAGTAGAAAATTCATTTGTTCTGGTGAATATAGGTTGGTATTGAGCAACTTTAGGTCTTTCAAGTACAGGTGATTTAATAGAAACACCTGTCCAAGTATTACCTCTTGCAGGTGTAAAATCTTTGACCATTTTAAATAATGAATTGTCAAAGAATTGTATTAATCTTATAAACCCACCATAATCAAACGGTTCATCAAATGTTTGTCCAAACCAATAATCACGCTCATATGATAATGAAGGGTATGTATTTATTTGTAAATCTCTTGGATCTCCAATATAGTTGTCAAGTACCCAATTAGGATTTATAGCAACAATTGAAGCAGATACAGCCTTATCAATTTGTGTTTCTGGTGAAAATGAAACATCAATAAAGTGTAAATCTTGGCTTTTAACAGCTCTAGATGATGTTGGTGATGTTTCTAAACGTTTAATTGGAGATAATACACTACCAGTAATAATATTTGATCCAATACTAATTTTATCAGTAGTATATCCTTTTAATTCTTGAGAATCAGTCATTCCACCATATTCCTTAATAGGAAGAATAGAACCTGTAATGCCAAATAATGTAATTAATCCTTCTAAACCACCATGTGCACCTTTAGCTTTAAATAAGTAAGGAAGGTTATGGTATAAACGTTTATAAGAATCTAATGTTAAATCTTTTCTTGGAACGTTATTTAAGAAACTACTTGTTGGTGAATAATCACCATTAAAATCAACACTACCGCTATATCCACCCACTTGATAATCTAACACTGTTTGATCACCTTGTGAATTATATAATTTCATTCCAAATGATTGTAACCAATCATATACTAAATCTTGAGAAATACCTCTATCAAGATTATTATTATTATCCCAAAGATCTGTTATTTTATCAATATAGATCCAAACATTATCAAAATATTGGCCTATCATATTGACAAATGTCAAATATGGAAGATAATTAGAAGGATCATCTGTGATATAAGACGGAATAGCTCCTAATAAAATATCTTTATTATCAATATCATAAGCAACAGCTACTTCAGAAGCACTAGCATACCAATTTTGAGCGGTTGCTGATGCAGAAGCATACAATGTATATGGTTGTGTAGAATTAGTTTTAGGATAAGGAGCAATATTGTATTCAAGGAAGGACCCTGTTTCTAAAGTATATTCTACAATAGATGAAGTTAATGAACTTGAAGTAAAATATAAATAATATTCAAAACCATCAAACTTAGAAATTATTTCATTTATACTTGAGCTAGCTCTAGTAACGGAAGAAACTAATGATGGATTACTAGCTGTTAAAGGAGAATTAGTGTTTATTTCTGTTTGATAAGAAGTAATTTCACCTATTTTATACATGAAATTATATACCCTATTTTCAGCAGAACTATAATGTACAAAGTCATTTAAAACACTAAAATCTATATTAATATTGGTGTTTTGATTATTAATTACATTTAGTACAACTTGATAATAAGATCCAGTAAGTGAAGAAACAAGTTGATTGTAATTACTATATGGTGTAGGAACTACATTTTTTAATTCTAAATCAATATCAAAATTAGGTCCTTTTAATCTAGGTTGAGGTGGAGGAGTAATTAACTTATCTAGATTAAGATCAAATATGTAAGGATTTACTATTTCCTCTACAATCCAAAACGTATCTTTTAAATTAATATTATTAGGAAGTGGATCAGCTAATTTAAATAATATACTAGCATTTCCAATATCATCAACATCACTTACTGCATTAACAACTACTGATTGGTTATTACTTCCAAAGTTTAATATTACATAGTAATAGTAAGGAACAGTAGCTTGTTTTTGAGTAAAATTTGAAACTATCGAAAGTAATTGATCGTTCGTTAAGATGGTTGAATTTACTCTTACTTCAGTTCTATCGGTAGAAATCTGCTGAATAAATAGCTGGTTACTAAAAGGTTCACCTGATATTTTTCTAAAAAAGTTATATCTGGTATTTACTTCTCCTGATTCGTATCCTAAGTCTCTAATGTCTTGAATAGGATCTATTTCTAAAACAGGAAGTAAACTTTGAGAATATCCTACATTAGAAGGTAATTTATATGCTTGGTAGTTATAATTTGTATTTAATACACCTCCTCCAATATCAAAAACATAAAACTCAATATAATCATCAGAAGTACCAAAGGTTTCTTGTTGTACACTAGGAAGTAATAACCTTTCATCCTCTAAAGGATAACGGTTAACTATATCTGTGTTGAGAACTTCTCCTACTATAGTGATATTAGATGCCATTATTTGCTGATTGTTGTATTAAATTTGCGTTTTCTGTTTCTGCGTCTAATAGTTGTTGTCTTAAATCAGTTATTTCTTGTAATAAAGCTTGAACATCAACATCCTCAGCAAAAGTAACACCTAAATATTCTGCTTCTCTATTTAATATATAAGTGTGTGAATTAACTTCTCCTTCTCTAGGTATTTCAAAAAATAATTCATCATATAAAGCAAAAAATTCATCCACTGTTATTTCAGGAACGGTGGGTTCCGTAACACCTAATTCTCTAAATTGTGTGTCTATAACTTTAGAGAATCTATTCTTGTCGTATATTGCACGTCTAACAGGAATATTTTCTGCCATTATTTATTTATTTTAAAGGTGTATTGATTGTCAAATACCATTGTTGATCCATCAACAAATGTAGATTTAATTAATATTTTATAAAGTCTTTCAGGTTGAAGACCATTCATATATAAATCAAAATAATTACCATTTGGGTCACAACTTACTTTAGTATAATTATTATCATAATCTATAACATAGTCTCCTGTATCTACATCTTGTAATGCATAATAAGAAGCAGATGGTAAAGCCTGATTTAAAATATAAACAGACTGAGTTACAAATTGGCGTGTAGGGTATACAGGTCGGGCGTTTACTCTAAATTGATATTTAGTATCTCTATTATATTGACCTATATTATTCCCTACAGTAACTGTAGTATTATCATTAGATAATACAGTTAAAGAGCCAGTATTATAGACACTATCATTCCATCTAATTTCAAGTTGTGGAGGGTAAATAGTGTGAGTATCCTTAGAAAAGAATTTTAATGAATAAGATGATGAAGGATTAAACTCATACCCTGATTCCATTCTAATTAAAAATCCATTATTTGGAACATTTAGATTATTAAAATTACCCACAATGTCAGTAACTTCAATATCTGTATCTTTTGTACTGTTTATAGCAAACGACTGAGAATCTTCAAATAATATATACCATGTTGCTCCTCCAGGACTATCTAATCGAAATGAAGCAGTGGTATTGGCCACAAAACTAGAAGTACGCCAATTATTAGTATTGTTTCTTTGTTCCCATGTACAATCTGTTGTTACAGATGGATCGTATAAAAATCTACCTGTACCTACTTCCCAAGATTGAGAAACAGGGTTAACAACCAAATCATAATTATCTGGTAATTCGGTAGCATCAGCAACAAACAATTTTAAAAATGCTTTATAATTTCCTGGGCCACCAGCTTTAACAATAGTTTGTTGAATTTCTGAAAGAGGGAATTGAATTAAAATTCGTGATACCTGTGCATCTTCATTAGATGATGATGGTTGGTTTTGGATTTCTAATATCTGATCAAGCCCCGTATTCATTAGGGGGTATGCAGAGTAAATAGTAGTGTCCTTTTCAGGATATATTTTATAGATGGCCATCTATCAATTTATTTACAATAAATATAAAATTGTTAGAAAGTTACAACTCTACCTTGAATATCCAAATCAGGGAATCTAACCTCAAATATAGATGGATCTAATGAAGGGTACAAAATATCATTTCTAACAGCACCCTGCACGTCATAACTGTACGGAGAATAATTGCCTCCTGAAAGATTTGTAAAGCCAAACTTTACAACCGACTGTACACCTTTAATTTGTAATAAAAGGCCTACAACATCTGATATAATAACTGGCTGGTTGATTTGCCATTTATCTATGTCAAAGTAATCTTGTAGTGCCAAAATACAATCAGATAATATTTGTTGGTTACTTAATCCTGGAATAACTGTTATATCAAAGTTAATACCTATATTAATATAAAAGGCATCCTTAATAGTAATAGCATCTGTAACCATTCTAAATGGTTGTAAATATTCCTTTAGATTGGTTTTAAGATCAAGTGTAGCGTTTTCTAACTGTTTGTTGTCATTATAAGCTAAAATATACATTGATAAAGCAAGCGGGTTATTATCGATTAATGGGTCATTACCTGTTTGAACCGATAAAGCGGATGCTTGTTCTACGTACACTTTAGCAATAGTACCAAATTGAGACGGCATACTTAAAGCACGAGTCATATAGTCGTCTTTAGTTACTGATCTCAATTGAGCGGAAAATGCATTAAGAGTATTTAAACGAATTTCTTCTACTGTGTCACCTCCTCTACCACCCGTTGATGGAATTGGGTTAGTACAAACTAACGTAGCTAAAGAAGTATTTGTATTAGAAGGGTTTGTAGCTGTTATACCGGCAGTTGAAACTATTTGTATAATATCTCCTGCTGGTAGATTAGATTCAACACCACCTCCTACTGTATACTGAACATACAAGCTAATATTAGTAGGTACAGTACCATATTGTTTAGTATAAAATACAGCAGCCTGATTATAGTTATTTACTAGATCAGATGTATCTGCTGGTGGTACTAGTCCAAGTTGAATTGTATCAGGGTTTGGAATAATAACATCATCAGGATCGTTTACATACATTCCTGAACCAAATTGTAATTCTACAATGTCGTCTGTTTTAATTCTTGTAACGTAACGATTTGGTGTTTGTAATAAACTTAACAAATAAGGAACTTTATCAATATTGGCTCCTGTATTGGCTGTTTTGTTAATAATATTAGATTGGGCTAAATAAGGTACTTCATACCATACACTACTATCACTTCCTGTTACTTGTAATATCTGTAAGAAACTAGGTTCGTTTAAATCAACTGAGGTGAATTTAACAGGTGCACCAAAAGTAAAATTTGTACTTTTTATTTCAGCTGAAATTGCTCTTGTAGATTTTTTAAATAAATAATTATTTGCATCAAATAAACTAATTTCTACAGAACCCGTATCGTTAAAATCTACTTTATCAACTGTTAAAAATTTAATACCTGTAGATACAGAAGCAAGTTGTGTATTTTCAGGGATAATTAAAGCATAATTTAAATTAGGTTGATTTGCTACAATAGGTACTCTTTGGTAAAAGTCAATTGTAGTAACAGCAGCATAAGATGTTTTAGGACGATATCCTAACGAATATGCCATGTTTAACAAATTCTGTTTTTCAACAGCAGTTAAAACAAAGTTTTCTTGAATTTGAGTATCAGTATAAAATGATAATACATCACCAACATAAGCAGCCATTTCAATAAACATCGTACCCGGGGATGCTTCTGAAAAGTCTGTATAAGTGTTTGGGAAATAATTTTTTGCAAACTCAATAAGGGAAGCCTTAAATTGAGTAAAATTCTTATTTAAATATGATATGTTTTTATTATTGTTTGCCATTACTCAAAATTAACTGTTACTGTGTCTGTTTGTCCTGAAATTAGAATTTGATATATTATTTTAATAGCTAAAGAATTACTAACATTATTTGGTTCTTGTGTAAATTCTATATTATTAATTGATATTTCAGGAATATACACTTGAACACTGTCTCTAATACTATCTTCAATATCGCTAAAAGAAGCTTCAGTCATTGGGTTAAATAACTGAGATCTTAAAGTTGTTCCAAAATTAGGATTGTCAATTCTTTCACCTTGGGAGGTTAATATTAGATTAATTAAATTATATTTTAATTGGTCTTTAGTTGAAAAAGTACTATAAAATACACCAGGAGCGTTAAACGGAAGTCTAACGCCTATTGCTGTGTTTCGCTGTAGATCTCTAGGATCAACTCTAGTACTTCTTACGTAAGCCATTATTGAACATTTCTAAAATTACTAACTTCACCTGGATTTTGTCTCATTTCTGCAGCAACTTGAGCCAGCATGTTTTGGTAAACATTTTGTTTTTGAGCTGGTGTAGTTGGTTTGGCTTGTGGCGCTCCTTGCATTCCCATTTGATCCATCAAACTTTGACGGAAAGCAGCAGGGTTAACATTTTTAGTAGTTAAATTAACTGTAGGCCATTCCTCAGTAGCAGCTAATGATTCCTGGATTTTTTGTTTGCCGATATTGGCTAGTTCTTCTTTCAAAACTTCCCTAACGGCTTCTTTAATTAGATTTTTTAAGTCTTGTGTTTTCATATCAATAAATATTAAGCTTCGAGATTTCGTTCGTCGATTTGGAGTTTTAAATCTTCAATTAAAACATCAGAATTTAATGTAAATGATGGTTGTGTACGTAATACGATAAATCCACTTCTGTCTAAAGCAACAGCATATCTACGTTTATTTCCATCTACTACAAATTTAGGATCATTTTCTTCATATATTGCAAAAGTAAATCCTTTATATGAAACATTAGGTACTGCACCCTGTGCTACTAATGCATTAATTTCATTTGGTGATAAGTCATTGTCAATTGCTTTATCAATAATATCGCTAATTGGTAATAATCTTGATTTTTGGTATTGTACTTCAATTACTAATCCATTTAATGCTTCTCTAGTAATTCCTAACATTACTGTTATAGAATCTAATGTCATTATAGCATCTGTTATTTTTTTAACAGTACCAGGAGTTGCTGGGGTAGGGATTAGTAATAGTATTCTAACAACTATAGAAATAATTCTTAATATTCTTTCTAAAGTTCTAATTGTATTTCTAATTTTAGTAATTTGACGTTCAGCTTTATTTAATTCAACTAGAGCAGCATTTCGTACTACTCTTGCTTTTAATACATCCTGTTTAGTTTGAATATTTAAAATTTGTTCGTTTACTCTATCAACTAAATCAGTTAATTGCTGTACTATTTTAGCTAATCGCTGAACTTCTCTATTCAATAATTTAGATATGATAAATAGAGCTGCGGCTTTAGCTAATGATCTAATTGCTGAGCTATTTTTCTTTGCAATTGCTCTAGCATCATTTATTTTAATTTTTTTAACATCTTGTTTAACAACAGTATCACTTTTTCTTTCAGATGCTTCTACTGTTTGTTTTAATTCTTTTTTTTTAAATATATTTCCTATTCTTTTTGTAAGATCATCTACTTTAGTTTGAACCGCTTCTAAAAATTTAGTAAGTTGTTGAACTTCTTTTTCAGCTTTTTTCTTTTTTTCCTCTGCAACTTTTAACTTTTTATCTGCCTCATTTGATAAGTTTTGTCTTATTTGTTCTGAATTTGCTCCTGGTTGGTTTGCTTGTTTATTAAATGTTGACGGATCTGGAGCAAGAGTAGCAGCGGCAGCTAAAGCAGCATCAGCAGATAATTGTTTATTACTTAAAGTACCAGCATATGATTTAGCTTGTATAGCAGCTGCTTTAGCTTGCTCATATAAAGCTTTAGCATTCTCATACCTACGTCTTCCCTCTTCGTATAGTTTACGATTTTCCTCTATCTCTTTTTGAGTATTTTCTATTCTTTCATCAATAGTAGCCATTATAAGGTCTTTACAGTTTTAGAAAGTAAATTATCTTTATTTAACTTTTTAGTATTATTACTAAGATATGTTTGTAATTTTTCGGCAGCTAAAGCTATATCCATAATAGTTATACCTTCAGGAGTAGCCTTAGCATCAATTATATCAGTGCTAAAATCACTTAATGCCTTATATAATCCAGATAAAAGTTGTCTTAAATTATTTCCTAAAACAACAGGTTGAAGTTTATTAAATGAAGTATCTATTGATGGTCCTAAAGCAATAATATTATCTTGTATAGTTATTCCTGTTTTATCACTTTGCATATAAACAGGACCTTGAGAATATAATTCAACACCTGTTCTACCAAATACTAATACTTCATCTGATTTGGAAGAAATAATAGTTCTATCAGCATTTATAATTGCTTGAGGATTTGAATATGAAGATATACCAATAGGTTCAGTAATATTACTTAAACGTACATTACCTATATTTAAAGGAATAATTTGTTGAGATGTTAAATAAAATGAAGATCCATCTTGATTAATATTTTCAACATACAAATCAGAACCTGAAGGTTTAAATCCATGCTCATTTGAAAGAATAAGAATAGGATTACTATTTAATTCTCCTGGGTTGGTAGACCATGGTGTTAAATCTTTATCTCCTGATCTATTTGTACTTCCAAAACGAAGTGAATTTCCAAATCGACCTTCTAAAACATAGTCACCTTCAAATGTTTGTACCCCTCTAAAATCAGAATTTTCTGTAAATGAATTGTATAATAAGCTTTTATCTTCATTAATAAACAAACCATTAAATTGAGGACTATTCCAAGCATTAATTACACTTACATAATAAGTTTCTTCAGTTTTATTTGTAATAGGAGAAGGTGCTGATGGTAAGTCCATCAACAATACTATTTCACCTGGTAATGGGAAATATTTTTGGTTTGGATATAAGGGTAAAGCAGTAGGTAAAGTAGAAAGAGTAGCATCATTTAACTGGTCTAAGGGGACTTCAGTTGATTCATCATATACTTGATATAATATAGTTCCTATACCAGCCCAATTACCATTATCATTCCATACTTTTTCAGGAACACTAGTTGGACCTAGTATAACAGCATAAACTTTTCCTACTTTAAATTGAAAAGGAGGCAAAAAGTTATTATTACCAATAGCGGTAGTAATAAACGATAGACCTTCTCTTATTCTAGTACTCATATTAGTTATTTGTAGGTCCGCTAATGTTGTCTCCTACTTCTTTTACAGCAGAAAACAATTGTTCTTTTTCAGCCTCACTTAAAATATAACTAGCAGCTTCATCACTATTGCTAGATAATGCACGCTGAACAATACCTGCTAATTTAACAAGTTGTTCGTCATTTTTAACACTAATATTAAGGTGCTCAGCAATTAAAGGAACAATCATAAGAGCTGATTGAGCGTCACTGACCAATGGTTTAAGTGTTTCAATCAGTTCTCTAATTTGTTTTTCTTTATCCTTAGAATTGGTATATATGTCCTTGAGTAAATCAGAAAACTTTTTACTGCCCCACATTACTTGATCAAAATTCATTGTCTAATTTTTGACTATAAATATAGAAGCAATAAAATTTTATATATTTACATACCCTTGTTCGTAATATGAATTATATAACTGGATGTAAACAATCTTTAACTTTTTAATTATTTTAGTGATTTGGGGTGTTTCAACATCAACCATCTCACGTATATAAATGTAAAGGGCTTTTTTATTGAATATGTCTAATGATTCACATTTACGAAATAACTCCATTATAGCATCTGCTGTTTTAGCATCATTTTCTTTAGGAAATAATCTATTAAGATGTTTATCTATATACTTAATATATAATCCCATAAATTCTGTAAGGCTATAGTCTTGGCTATAATGTTCATTTATTGTTTCTTCCTTGATTCGTTTATCATCATCTACCTCTGCTAAGTCACCTTTGTCTTGTAGTTTTTGATAATTTTTCTTATTTTTAAGGATAAGATAACGCTTTGCAATAGTACCAAAATATGAATAAGCCTTACCTTTATGTGGTTTATATAGCTTAAGTTTTTCAAGTAAAAATGCAATTACCTCTTGTTGTACATCTTCTACTGATTCTCCATCTGTATAATAAAACTTAAATGTATGAATAATATTTTGGGTTAATTTAAAAAACCCATACTCAATACGTTCACGATATACAGTATTTCTAAAATTTTGATCATCTGAAGCTACATATTCTACAATAGCATTTTGGGTATCTTCAGTAAAGTAGGTATTGGATGTTTTAGGTTTACGTTTGCGTACTTTTCCAGATTTAGTATACTCGACAGTTACTAAATTATCTTCTACTAGAAGACTATTGGTTTGGTTGTTGTCCACGCTTTTTATTAATGTTAAAGTCATTTAATTCGCTTTGTAATGTTTTTACACTCTCAAAGAACCAACCAATTTCATCATCAGAATGAAACGTACCTTTAGCATCTATATCTTCCAAACGTCTATTAGTATTATTTACAGCATTAGAAAAAAGGGCAATATATTGATCTTGTGAATCAACAATTTTTTCCAACTTTTCTACTTTTTTAAATAAATTATAAGACACATATCCCGAAATAGAAGCCAAAGCCGATAAAATAATAATTGTTATAATCATAATTAGTTCCATTCATCGTTTTCAATAGAAATATTATCCTGCAACTGTTGAAGTAACGTTTTAATCATTTCTAATCTAGCATTAACTTGTTGAAGTGAACCTCCACGATTCAAATCAATTTCTAATGCACGTAATTGATGTTCAAGTTTTTCGATTTTTGAAAGTGCTTGTTGTTTATATTTCATAAAATATTTTTTTAAGTATTATCGCAATATACGACCTTTATTTTTAATAACCAAGTTTTCAACGCCCTATTTTTAGAGCGATTTTACCCTTACTCCTCAATAAATACGTATATACACGCATTTTAACAAGAAAGATAGCCTAAAAGGTTTTTACACACTTTAGGCTTAACTACGAGACGCCTCAACCATTTGTTTGAGGTTAATTTTCTTAATTGGATACGAAAAAGTCTTTTTATCAATCAACTTATCAAGCAATTGCATCTCAATTGGATTATCAGTTATAAAGATACATTTATCATCAGCACCATCACCAGGAATATCAATAAAATTTTGAGTATTAAGCTTAGTACCAGGTTTAACCTGACCAAGAAAATCATTCATTTTATTAGTGAAGGCTGCTTTATCGCGATCGCGCATTAAATATTCTGCCATGATATAATTTTGAGTATATACTGGATATAAATATATGAAAGGACTTTAGGTACCGTGCTTTTTGGATTTATATTCCTTACTATTTACCTTAAACTTATAATAACGAATATTATCGCCCTTAGTAGAGAAAAATTCCTTAATCTCAGGTTTACCATAATTAGCCTCAATATTCATAACCAACTCAGGACTAATAGTATGGATATAATCGACAGTAAATTGAGTATAAATAAGAATCATTTAAATACCAGCATTGTTTTCATCAATAATACGAATAATAACATCCTCAGCCATCTTGGGAGTAACGGCAAAACCCTCCTTATTAACATGATAATCCCACAATTGTGTATGGACCATACCCTCAATATGTGCGGGTGCTTTACAAGCAAATGAATTAATAATATACCACGGAGTAATAACACCCGTACCACCATTAATTTCCTTTAAACGTTCTTGAGGTGTGCGATCCGTATATCCTATTTTAAGTATTCCTGGTTGTCCTTTATTTTCTAACACATACATATATCCTTCATTAAATGATAGACGGGCATTAAAATGTGCGCGTTTAATCCAATAATGCACATATTCCCATCCTTCATGTTGTGGATCTGGTGTGAGTGTAAATGCATCTGCATATGATACTGATTCACCATCGGATTTAGGATAGTAGTCTTGTTTTGCCTCCTCTAGTGTAACACGTACCATTATTTTCTGAAATTGTAGGTAAAGTAATTAATAACATGAATCCATTCAAATACAATTGCGTGTGGGATAGCTTCAATAATGTGAAACAATGAAAGTTTTTCGCCGTAACGATCTGCCTCCATACTCCCAAAACGATATGCTCCTACTGTACATGCCATTAATAGGTACAATACAACTGCTAGTTTTAATGTTTCCATGGTTTTTTAATTTAGACTTAAATTTATGTATATACGCTTGGTTTCCAAAAAAAGATTGTCAAAAGAGAGGTTTCACCCCCTATAGATATTGTGCAAAAGGGATATAATGGATCTCGCGGATATTTGTATATATGCGCGCCTTGGGTAAAGATTGTAGTTTATCTGTGAGTACGGGGCAGGCCGCGACATATATGCGGTCCGTCGATGGACCGCTATTGCCGTGGGGCCATAACGATAGCGGAGCGCCATCGCCCCGCTATCGAGTATCCTTATTTTCTTTTTTTTATACCATTAACGGATTTGCCGCTACCATAGCATCAATTTCTTTTATGTCCCATTTACTGTCATATATGGTTCCATCTATATTTACGGCCACACGTAAGTTATTCTGTATACAATCATCTAATACAGTCAGTACTGATAACATATCATAATTACTTAAGTCCATTTCAACATAATATATGTTATTAACTGCATCATCAATTTCAACTGTAAACCCTAATGATTCATAAGTACTTAATACTTTAAAATCAGCATCTTCAAAGGCAAATAATACTTTTTTCATAACTTTTAATTTTAATTATTTAATCATTTTAACAGATTAAATATAATAAATTTAGTTATGTTTATTGAGGAACTCTTGTGATTAATTTACTTCTACCTTTACATCCATATCCGTTTGTAGCACAGCTGGTTAATCCAGATAATAGAGCTAACATTACAATTACTAACAGTATTACTTGATATGGCTTCATCTTATTTAATTTTATAAATTAATCGTTTAAGGTCATTTACTTCTTCCTTTTG